CTGGTGCTGGTGGTTTAATTATTGTTCGTTATTTGAAATCGGCGGTTTAATATGAGTCACTGGGCAGAAATAGATGATGCAGGTTTAGTCCTACGCGTACTTGTAGGCGATAACGATGAGCCAGATGAAGGCCAATCATTTGTTGAAAATCTTGGCGGTAAATGGGTTAAGACCAGTTATAACGGCAAGATACGCAAAAACTATGCTGGCGTTGGTTATACCTACGATGCAATACGCGATGCATTTATCCCTGTTAAGTGTCACGAAATAGCAACGTTAAATGAAATTACTTGCCAATGGAATTGTAACGATGACAGCCATCAGTTATAACGGCTGGCCAGCCTCTAAGGATGTTGAGTCGATCCGTATCAAGTCTTACCCGATTAAGGGCAGCACTGTTAAACTGCGTTGCGCATATTTTGCTGCGCCTTTACTGGTTTCCTTTGCTGAGCAGTTTAATGAACTGATCGAGCCGATCGATGGCGGTGCGCTTGACGATTGGGGGTACTGCTACAGAGAAGTACGCCAAGTTCCGGGCAAATTAAGCAACCATGCATCGGGTACGGCTTTGGATCTTAACGCTACGCAGCATCCGCTTGGCAAGGCTGGCACGTTCCCAGCTGAGAAAGTACCGATGATCCAGGCACTAGCCAAGAAATACGGCTTAGTGTGGGGTGGCGATTATCGTAATCGTAAAGACGAAATGCATTTTGAGATAGGCCAAGACCCTGTAAAAACAGCCAAACTAATAGAGAAGTTAGGATTAAGTTATGCCGAGTAGCGCACAAATATCAGTAGGAACTACAGCCACGCTTTTAGTAGCTGCCAATATTATGGATCAAACAGTACAGCTGCATAACCTTGGTGGCGGTGCGGTTTATCTGGGTAACGCAAGTGTTACTACATCTAATGGTTACAAACTAGATAACACAGATAAATTACAAATACCTGTAGGAGATAACGAGGCTTTATACGCTATTACTGCCAGCGGTACTCATATCGTTGCAGTATTGTCACAAGTCAATTAAGGGCATTTAGGAGTAAGACCATGAAAGAACAAGCTAAGGCCGCTGGCCTGTCCTACCTACGCGCCGCTGTTAGCTGCGCTGCTGCACTTTACATGTCCGGTATTACTGATCCAAAGACACTAGCTAACGCATTTATAGCGGGCGCACTAGCACCTTTAATGCGCGCTATGAATCCTAGCGATAAAACTTACGGCGTAAAGTAATGACTACAGCCCAGTCGCTAATTACCATGGCAATCGCTGTTGCGACCCTATTGGGGTGTGCGGCTGGGCTGGTACGTCACTTAGTCAAATACTATTTATCGGAACTAAAAGATGATGGTAATGGTGGCCATAACCTTGTAGGTAGGGTTGAACGTATTGAAAAGCGCGTGGATTCTATTTACGAGCTTCTTGTGCGTAGAACGCCTGAATAGCATTTAACTGATCGCTAGACCGTTTCTCACTTGTAGATCGCATATCAAGACCGGGCTGGCTAGACGGCGCTTGTAGCCAATCCTTGTTTTCTTGCCATAGCCGTAAGGCATCAACTACATGGTCAAAGAAATAGTTAATATCCCTACCCCGTAGCCGTATTGCTATCTGGGTTTCAACTTCTTTTAAGCCATCCCGCATGAAATTACTGCCGACTATTAGCAGATCCCCTGGGTTGATTACTCGATCATCTTGCCCATATCCGTAACACGTCAAACGCCCATTTGTTACCGCCGAGCTAGTCACAGTAACTGTGCCGCTAGGTTGCATCTTTGGTGCTGCCATAATTTGCCCTTCCAACTGTGGCGTGTCGGATCTTGAAAAATGTCAGGGGATGCCCTTACACTTTTCGTAATGAGTGTCAGCACTCATTGTTATACAGATCACAACGATCGCCAAGGGCTTGGTAATAACAATTAAATAACAATGTAACTCGTTAGAGTTTTCAGGAGTGCTAACTCCGACTTGTTACATTATGTTAAGTAAAAATAAGCGTAAGTTGCTTAGCTTTACTTAACAAAACTATTTAATTCGTTATTGCCTTGCCCTTGTTTTAACCATAACAGATAAGGGCTTATCTAATGACATGGACACTTATGTTTCAGACGTTGATTTTAACTGCGTTCATCGCAGTAACGTCATCCCTAGCAAGTTTTATAGTGGCTTACAAACAAGGCGTAAAAGATGGTTACTTAAAAGGTCGCGCAGCTGGTATGCGCATTGGTCGCGATCGTGATCGAGTAATCAAATGAGCTTTGATCTTTCTACTTACGAGGATGTTAATTCTCGAATCAAACGCTTTCGCGCAGAACACATCACCGGTCGCATTGAAACTGACATAATCGAAATTAACGTAAAAGATGGTTATGTCATTATTAAGGCCAGCGCCTACCGCGAGCATGAGGATGTAGTACCGGCAGCTATTGACTACGCCTTTGAGCAGCGAAGTGATCGCGGAGTAAACCGCGACTTTTGGATTGAGAACTGCGCCACATCTGCCATAGGTCGTTGCATTGGCTTGCTTATGCCTAGCGATGCGCGGCCTACCCAGCAAGATATGGAGAAGGTCGTGCGCCTGGCTACACCTGCACCTGAGGTTGACCTATGGGTAACACAGACAGTTACAGAAGGCGTTGGAAGTGTGCGCCCTGCAGCCGAAAGCATCGAGGCTATTCGCACGCAGCTAGGCACAGAGATCATCGACCAATCGCCACAGTGCTCACATGGTCGCATGGTCTTTAAAGAAGGCGTGAGTGCCAAGACTGGCAATAAATACAGCGGATATACCTGCAGTAGCAAAGTTAGGGGCGATCAATGCAAGCCAATCTGGTTGTAGTGCCGACTCCCCTGCCAGCTGTGGTACTTGATTACAGCCAAGAAGTACAGGCGCATGCATCGGGCTTTGCTCGATCGACAGGCGTGGTTGCTAATCGGCCAGATCATGCTGGTAGGTATAACAATAAACTTAATTACCATGAGTTCGTAACTGAGAATAGTGAAGCTGCTGGTAGTGAAATCGCCGTAGCGCAGTACATGGGTATAAAAAACTTTATACCTACAGTAGATACTTTCACCGATAACCCAGATGTCCAAATAGGCAACCTGGGCTTTGAGGTGAAATGGACAAGGTACTTAAATGGCCATCTAATCATCCACCGCGATTACATGCGCTTACAGGATGTAGCAATCTTGGTAGTAGGTAAGAGTCCGGTGTATCAATTAGCGGGCTGGATGCCTGTGCTGTGGGCTAAGAAGCCTAAGTATTACAACGCAGCTGATGGCAATTTCTGGGTATCACAGCGCGAACTATTTGAGATGGCCACACTAAGAAAGTCAGTCTATGGAATTACTGAGGATTAAGTGTCGCGTGTGCGCCCTTAAAGGTTATGGCGTACAACCGCACTCGATCATTACTGAGTTCACACATCCAGCCAATGACAAGGTATTCGTGCAATGCCTTGGCTGTGGGGTTTATGGATATGAGGATAAACAAAGTGCCTAGTTACTTATATCGCTGCGATCAATGCGGCGTAGAACTAGAGATGAATCACCCGGTAAATACACACGGCGATAGCAGCCCCTTGTGCTGCAGCTACCCAATGATGCGCGTGTTCAGCGCACCTTCAATCATATTTAAGGGAACAGGATGGGGTAAAGATAAATGAGCAATCCAGAGATGCGCACGATCCTTCAAGACTTACGGGAATTACTAGCTAAAGAGATCGAGAACAAATACATGCCGCTACATGTATGCCAGGTGTGCGACAACCTAGCCACTGGCGCGTTAGTAGAGCAGATAGTTGCCACTATTAGGGGCGATAATGATTGATCCTAATGACTGGGCAATAGCCGAACGCATTGCACGTTTTAGCAAAACACATACAACACCGCAAGCAGTCTTAGCTGCCTTTGAAGATCTTATGCAGCAAGTAGATCAGGATGACAACGATGAGTAAAAGACTAGGTGCGGATTACTACACGATCAAAGATCAAGGTACATATAACGCATGCTGTGACTCAATACAGTTTAAGTACCTGTGCATAACCTGTGGAGAAAACTGTGGATGTTATTTTTGCGACTTTAACCCAGATGTTAGGCATGATTGTGAATAGGTTAGACACGCCGATAAATAAGCGTAATATTAAAATGGTTATTATCTATATGGTAGGATTGAACTTACTAGGTTTACATGCAGTTAATGCAGTTAATAACCCTATAGAGAAAGATTATTACAAACTCTATAGCCATACCAAAGTAGTTTCCGCTAAGCAATACCTATGCTTGCTGCAGCTTTGGAACCGTGAGTCACAATGGAATCCAAAAGCTAATAACAAACATTCATCTGCTTATGGGATACCACAGCTATTAAAGCTAAAGGTTACTGATCCTTATATGCAGATAGATGCCGGGTTAAAGTACATAGCTTCTCGTTATGGCAGTTCATGTAAAGCATTAGCTCATCATCTTAAGACAGGTCATTACTAATGGCTAAGCGCGGTGACCCACGAAGCCAACGTAAGTACAAGGCGATCAGACTGACCGTGTTAGCTAGGGATCAATACACCTGTTACTACTGCAACTCCCCTGCTCACACAGTTGATCACTTAGTACCAGTATCTCGATCTACTGAGGCTGAGGCATACGATCCTAATAACATGGTGGCGTGCTGCTCTAGGTGCAATAGCAAGCGCGGTAACCGCAATCACAGCGTTTTTTTAGCACAACTGGCTAC